GTACCAGAATGGAAAAAGTTTGTTCAACAAAAGTATGAACAAGAAGACGAATCACAACTATTCGTATACAGAACAGCATGAAGATAGCAGTTTCGTTATATGGCCTTTTATACGGCCAGTTCATGCGTGATGGCCAACCAAGTGTTAAAGACTTCAAACATTGTTGGCCTAATATAAACAAGAACCTCATTCAGCCATTAAGAGATATGGGNCATGAGGTTTATGTTTATATTTCTTCTTATAAGATACCAGATGAGCAGTTAGAAAAAGAATTCTATGAGATGGTTCAACCATCCAAAGTTTACTATTCGGAGTTTGAAGGTTCAAATACATTTACACCAAAGATTGCTTCATTTCAAAACCTCCTAGATAAGAAGTTCGACTTTGTTGTGTTCTCTCGTTTAGACTTGCATTGGTTTAAGCCAATCGAAAACATCCAGTTTGACAAGTTTAACTTCCTTTTCATGGAGAAAGGTGTTGCACATTTAAATTGGACCTGTGATAACTTGTATATGTGGCCAGGTGATATGACACCAATTGTACACATTGCAATGCAAGAAACATACCATGCGTACAGGAATCTTCCTGACACACATGGACTGATGAATAAACTAGCACAGTACATCACAAAAGATAAAGTGGTTGTTCTTTCTGACATTGAACAAAACAGCCACGATAACTTGTTTTATTCGATTTGCAAAGCCGACTATAAATCAAATCATTTTCCAGTTCATCCAGAGGTTATAGAAAGATTCAAATGATTAAATTATTGATACTTGATGTTGATGGTGTAATGACAGATGGAAAGAAATACTATGACCGAGATGGCACAGTACGATACAAAACATTTTGTGATAAAGACTGGACAGCCATCAAACGTTTTCGAGCTTTGGGAATCAATGTTTTGTTCTTAACAGGTGATGCATTCAATGTCAATATTGCTAATAATAGAATCATCGATGTGATTGTTTCTAGGGATAAAGATAAGTCCGAGTATCTGGAAGATATTTGTAAAGACTATAACGTTACTCCTAGTGAAATCATCTTTGTTGGTGATGACATCTTTGATGTTGGACTGATGAAACTTGTTAAGAGTTATTGTCCAAAAGATTCACCATTGGATGTAAAGAATCATGCACAAGAGCTAAATATAAATGGTGGCCAGAATATGATTATGCAATTGTTTGATTACTTGAGTGTCAAGGAAATACCTAAGTATGATTTTGAAGAGCATATGAAGAAGGTCTATGAACTTGATGCGAAGGAAAAATTCTAATGTTTGATATTACACTTTATGGCCATTTGACAGTAGATACAATACATGACGGTGATAATGTAACGATGGAATTTGGTGCAATGGCCAACATGGTCAGAACATTCAAAGAAATCGATGCAGATATTAAACTAGGATTGTGTCCATTTGCAATAGGTGAAGCGGACATATACATTGACCGTACCGATTCATCCAGAGATTCTACGGCTAATCTAAACTCTTATACATTAGAACCTATCATTAAGCCTTCTAGTATTTCACATGTCTTATACATCAATCAATTACAAAATACAGACTTTATCTCCAAACTGGATGGTATAGTTACTGCGGACACTTGCAAAGGACCAAAAGTTGATGTACAATCACTAAAGTATGTGGACTATTTGTTTGTGTCATATGAAGAGATGTATGACTTGGATGAATTGGTAGAACATATCAGAGGTGCTGTCATTGTACACACTTCAGTAGGAAGTACGGTTTATACCAAGAATGATAAGAAGGCATTCTTTATTCAACCAGACCTTTTTGTAAAAAATGCCAACGTTTTGGGTGCAGGTGATATGTTTGCTAGTTGTTTCTTATATGAACTATTTAAATCTGGATCAGCAGAAACATCTATCAGTTATGCTCACAACATGGCCTCAAAATTAATTGGAATGTATAATGAAAAAGTATAATGTAATCTTACCTATTGCAGGTAAGGCTCAAAATTTTATTGATGCTGGTTATACTATGCCTAAGTCATTGATTATGGCCAAGGACAAACACATCATCGATTGGTCTATGTCATCTATTGATATCACCGATTGCAATTTGATTTTTATTGTTCGTTTGGAACACGTTTATGATTATGGTATTGATGAGATTCTAAAGTCGAAGTTTGGTAATGTAACAATATGTGTTGTAGATGGTGAAACTCGTGGTGCTTTAGATACTTGTCTGAAAGCAGAAGAACATATTGACGAAGATTTGCCACTTTACATTTATACACCTGATGTATACTTCCAACCAACATTCAACCTAAGTAATGCACCTGATTGTGATGGTTTTCTTTTAACATTCTTAGCCAATAGTCCAGACCATAGTTATTGTGATATTGATTCAAAAGGATTTGTAGTACGTGTTGCAGAGAAACAAGTTATATCTAGACACGCAAATGTTGGTCTATACTACTTCAAAACTGGTGAGTTGTTTTTGAAATATGCCAAGTTTGTTGAACAGAATCACACCTCAGACAAAGATTTCTATATTGCACCATTATACAATCACATGATTAAAGATTGTTTGAAGATAACAACCGTTGAAACGGAGAAGATGCATGTACTTGGTGATGTAGATAGTTTTGAGTTCTTTCGTAAAAGAGTGATTGCAAAGTTTGGTGATAAACCTATTGCATTAGCTTCTGACCATTCTGGTTTTGATGCAAAAGAGATGGCCAAAAAAGTCCTAGATAATAAAGGTATTAAGTATATTGACGTTGGAACTTATGTTGATAAACCATGTGATTATTATGATTACATTAGCCAATCAACCGAGTTGATACGAAACAATACTTGTGAATTTGGTATTTCATTCTGTCGGTCAGGCCAAGGTGTTAACATTGCGGCAGGACAATCAGGTGTGATTAGTGCTTTGACGTTTGATGAATATACAGCTGAGTTTTCTATCAAACACAATTGTGCAAATCACTTTGCTGTTCCATCCAAATATGTGGATGAAGAAAAGTTTTCAGCAATGGTTGATATATGGTTGAAAACAACGTTTGATGGTGGTAGACACTTAACTAGACTCAATAAGGTGTTCAAATGAAAATTGCATTATGTTTCTCCGGCCAAGCCCGTTCTGTTGAAAAAGGATATGAATACTACAAGAAAAATCTATTGGATCATTATGACGTAGATGTGTTCTTTCATACCTGGAAAGTTGATGATGTTGTGTCGAAGATGGTTGACTTGTATAAACCAGTTCGATACTCCTATGCTCCTTTGTTGCAGTTGGATGTAGATAGAAAATACACCAACACACCAAATGCACAAAAGTATCCACCTAGATTCACTTATTCAATGTTCTTCTCCATGAATAAATGTCGTGAATTAATGACATACTATTCTACAACAGAAGAAATTGAATATGATTGGGTCATTCGTAGTCGTACAGATTATGCATTGAACGTAAAGATTCCATTTGAAGATTTGACGAATGATATGTTATACATTCCTAATTGTAGAATGGTACCAACTAGAGACTTTGGTAATGACCAGTTTGCATTTAGTTCTCAAAGAAATATGGACAAATACATGTCAACATTCTTGAACCTAGATAACTATTATCATGCAGGTACATCATTTATTGGTGAAGACTTGATGAGAGCCAATCTACATGAACATAATCTATTTGGACCAAAACTACAATATGTTAACATGAACAACCCGTTCCCACCTGGCCCACATAATGGTACTTGGCATTCTTTAATTCGTGATGACTATGACAAGTGGACCAAAGCAAGTTAAAACCTTGAATGGTCATTCTGGTAGTGAAATCTATTTGATGCAGGATGAAAATCTTTTTGTCCGCAAAGTTGGCAATACCAGAAGAAATGTAGAAAGACTCACAACTCTGTGGGATGCTGGGTTTCCTGTACCCAAAATACTCCGTATAAATGATGATTCATTTGATATGGAGTATATTCATGGCTTAGACATGAAGAGTTATCTGATTGCTAACAATACAAGGCAATTGGAAATATTCTTGCACCAAGTATTAGACAATTTTAAAAATAATTGTATAGACTCACACTTTGACTATACACCAGTTTACGAAAAGAAACTGGCTTGGATGGACACAACAACAGAAGTCTTTCCATTTACCAAACAACAATTAATCGATAAACTACCTAAGATTTTACCAAAGACAATGTACTTTGGTGATTTGACATTAGAAAATATCATACATGCAGACACAGGATTCTACCTGATAGATGCCGTGACTATTGAATATGATTCATATATCTTTGACATTGCAAAGTTAAGGCAAGACTTGGAGTGTCGTTGGTTTCTAAGATATGAAGGAACAAGAATAGGTTCTAAACTTGTAACCATACAAAAAAGATTGCTTAACCTGTATCCACAAGCCAATAATGACTGCTTATTAATTTTGATGTTACTCCGTGTATTCCTACATACAACAAAGGGTGACTATGAATATGATTTTATTATGAAGGAGATTAAGAGATTATGGAAATAATTGTACCTGCAGCCGGTCTTTCTAGCCGTTTCCCTAACATGAAACCAAAGTACCTGCTATATGATTTTGAACACAAGTTGATGTTGGAGAAGGCCGTTGCACCTTATCTGGAACAAGGACTTCATATTACGATTGGTGTCCTGAAAGAACACGATGAAAAGTATAATGCTACTAGTTTCATTCGACATGAAATGGGTGATAAAGTAAATGTCGTTATCATTCCAAAAGTGACCAAAGGTCCTGCGGAAACAGTCTACCAGATTCTACAATTGGCCAACATCACCGATGGGTCATTTATGGTCAAAGATTGTGACAGCTTCTTTTCACACAAATACTCAGATGGTAATTACATTTGCACTTCAGACATAGCAAGCCATGAAGTTCTTAATAGACTCAAGGCCAAAAGTTTTGTTGTATCAAATGAACAAGGCATCGTTACCAGTATCATAGAGAAACGTGTTGTCTCCAATAAGTTTTGTGTTGGTGGTTACAAGTTTGATTCTGTAAAAGATTACAAACAAGCCTTTGAATCCATATCACAAGAAAGAGAAGTCTTTGTATCCGATGTCATCTCTGTGATGTTACAGAACGGCCATATCTTTTCTGAAAATATTTCAACNAANTATGTTGATGTTGGTACATCAAAAGAATGGTTTGAGTATAATGATAAGCCAGTAATCTTCTGTGACATTGATGGCACTATCATCAAAGCACAAAGCCGTGTTGGTGATAATTCATATGATAAAGAACCAACAGTATTGACAAACAATGTTGCTAAGTTATTGGAACTACAAAAGAATGGTTCTATGTTTATCTTTACCACTTCAAGGGAAAAATATACCGATGAAGTTACAAACAAAGTATTACAAAAGTTAGGTTTCGTCAATTATACGTTATTATCTGGATTAAATAATTCAAGGCGTCTATTGATTAATGACTTTGATATTGCTAATCCATATCCAAGAGCAGAAGCTATTAACATTGAACGCAACAGCGACACATTAGGATTATATCTATGAAATTTATTGCACACAGAGGTCTAATGGATGGACCAGACAAAGAACTTGAGAATCATCCAGACCAAATCATTACTGCTTTCAAATTGAACTTTGATTCTGAAGTTGACCTTTGGAGAGTAGATGGTGAATTATTCTTAGGACATGATGAGCCTCAATACTTCATTAAGCCTGATTTCCTGAGGCTTCATGGTCTATGGATTCATGCGAAGAATCTAGATGCACTTCATTGGCTATCCACAACAGACCTACATTACTTCTGGCATCAAAATGATGACTTTACAATGACCAGTAGACATTATATCTGGACTTATCCTGGCAAAGAACTAACAGACCGTAGTGTTACCGTTATGCCTGAAACGCTTGACAACTTCTTAGAAGAGCAGTATAATTGCTATGCTGTCTGTAGCGACTACGTTGGATTAATAAGAAAAAATTATGTTACCAAATAAAAACCTGTTCTTTGTAACCTCCGCTATTAAAGCTTTAAATACCAGGTTTTATAACCATGTCCAAAGGTTTGAACAAACCGTGGCCACATTGGATTCCATTAGGCAAAAGGTTCCTGATGCAATTATCGTATTAGCTGATGCATCTGTCTATCACTTGACTAGAGAAGAGAAGGAGATTCTCTTAGCTAAGTCCAATTACTTTATGGATATGAATCAAGTGCCTCAAGTACATGATTACTCATCCAAAGATATGAAGTCTTGGGCAGAAGGCGCTTTGTCATTTAATGCTTTAGGTGTTCTTAAACAACAACCATTTATGGCAGATGTTAAACGAATCTTTAAGATATCTGGTCGGTCATTATTGGAAGATGGCTTTGACCTAAGTGCTTACGATGGTTTGTTTGGCAAATATGTCTTCAAGAAGCGTATTCCAACATGGATGCCTCAACCAATTCATGGTGCTACACACCTACTAATCACCAGGATGTTTTCTTTTTGTCCGTCTTTAATAGAGAATTATATGCAGGTTTGTGCAAAAGGTGAACTATTGTATCAATATATGGACTTTGAGCATGCCACCTTTGTCAACATTCCAAAAGAGCATTTGGTGGAATTTGACAAGATTCATGTGTCTGGATGGTTGGCCGGTAACGGTACCATCGAGAATTATTGACTATGTATTCTCCTCAATCTTTGTAGCGTTTGGACATACAAAGTAAAAAGTATTATAAATAACTTTATGGCAATCAAAGTGTATTGCAAGTCCAAGGAACTATGAAAAGTTTTATCACCTTTTTGAAAGAAGAAGCAGAATCGGAAGAAGGTTCTAAGCTCAAGCACATCCATCATGCGGAGGATAGACCTTTATTTCATGGTGCTAAAGGATTTGAACATGCTAAGGGTGCATTAATGCAGTCTCATAACCATATCAAGTCTGGTGGCAATAGTTCTGCATTGACCATGAAATATGATGGCTCTCCATCTATTGTTTTTGGCCATCATCCAGAAAATGGTAAGTTCTTTATTGCATCTAAATCCGCATTCAATAAGACACCAAAATTAAACTATACACATAAAGACATTGAGAAAAACCATGGCCATGCGCCTGGTCTTATGGATAAACTCCATGCAGGTCTCAATCACCTAAAGAAAATTGCACCTAAGACTGGTGTATATCAAGGTGACATGATGCACTCCGGTGAAGATTTGGAACACAAACGTGGTGGTAAAGTATCGTTTACACCTAATACTATCACTTATACAGCTAAAGGTGATGAAGCTGAAAGAGTTAAAAGGTCTAAAGTTGGTGTGGTAACACATACACAGTATCATGGAAAAGACATTACTTCCATGAAGGCTGATCCACATCCAGACTTACATAACTTTAAACAGCATCCAGACGTTTGGCAAAAGTCGCCAAACCATGACACTAGGCAAGTACATTATTCTGATAAAGACCAGAATGAGTTCCAGAAACATATGGATGCGGCTGAAGCAATTCACAAGAAACATCCTGATATGTACAACCATATTGCAACTAGCCATATGGGAGAAACAGGACATCTATCAACTTATATAAATCATACTGTTCGAACAGGTGATGAACCAAGTTCAGAAGGTTTGAAAAAACACATTAAAGATAAGTATAAGAAGGCTGCAGCTAAGTTAAAGACACCGGCCGGTATTATTAAAAGAGAAAAAGAAGCTGATCCTCATGTGAGTCATATTGAAAAGAATAAGACCCATTATGATAATCTATTAAAGATGCACAGTCATTTGCAAAAGGCCAAGAACGTATTGGTTAATACTTTGCAACACCATGAAGGCGGACTGGAACATCATATTGATGGTAAGAAAACAGGTCCAGAAGGTTTTGTTGT